GTTGTGGAGCGCCTTGAACAGATTGACGATGAGCGCGACCACATCGTAAATGACCGCGCAGGTCACCGCGATTGATTGGAACGCGCCCATCAGCGCGTCGGTATCAGCCGTGAACATCTCGAACATGGTGTCCGCAAGGTCAGACAGAACAGGTGCGAAGGTCGATGCCAGCATCGTCTTCAACTTGTCGAACGCCTTGCCTGCGGCTTCCACCTTGTCGTTGACATCAGCCAACTGCGACACCATCGCGGCGGGAATGCGAATCTTTGCGGCGCGCTCCTGCGCAGTCTTGAACTCCTCATTGGTTGCGTTGACGGCTGCAGCAAGTCCCATGCCTCCCTTGCCGAACATATCGCGCAACGCAGCGATGCGCTCGCGATGCGTGCCTAGTTCGCGAATGCGACCAATCGTTGCCGTAAGTGCGGCATCGGGTGACATGCTGCCGATGTCTGCGTAGGAGAGGCCGAGTCGTGCGAAGGAACCTTGCGCCTCCTCGCTGCCCTGCACAGCCTCCTCCAACTTGATGCCAAGCCGCTGCGAAGCCGACTCGGCTACGCCGCTGGCAACGCCCAGTTCATGGAGCGTGTTCTCCATGTCCTGAAACGCTTCGACCCCGATGCCTGCGGCTGTGGCTGCGTCCTTGAGCCTGTCCATCGCGCCAGCCATTGACCGCGTCAGTGCAAGCAGCCCGCCTGTAGCCGCGAGTCCTGCTGCAGCGATGAGGCCCAGCGGGCCAACCACCTTGCCGAGTGACAGACCAAACACCTTGAAGCCCGACGCTGCATCGACCGCCTCCTGTCGGAGTGCGGCCAACTTCGCCTGCGCATCGGCGAGCGAAGGCAGGCGCAAGGCTGACTGACCCTTGCCGAGGTCGATGCCCATGCCTTTCAACTTGCCACGCACGGCCTCCTTCTTGCGATTGGAGTCCATGACTGCGCCCAGTGCCTTTTGCGCTGTCGTGGTGCTTGCAGTCGCTGCAGTCAACTTCTCCTGTGCCTTGGCGATGTCGTTGGTCGCCGACTGCAGCATCTTGGCCTTGTCGGCGGCAGACAGGAACTGCCCGGTCAACGGATCGCGTCCCTTCGCGACCTTCGCGCGGAACGCCTCGGCACCTGCGAGTCGCTGCACGGCCTCGCGCTGCGCGTTGATGGCCGCGGTCACCTTTGCGCGTGCGCCCGATGTATCAACGATCTTCAGTTGCGAGGCAGCCTTGTTCGGATCGAAGCCCTCTTGCGCAAGCATTGATCGCGCCATGCCGATGTTCTTGCGCGTACCCTTCAGGCTTGCGAGATCCTGCTGTGCCTTTCCGATGGCCTTTGTGCGCTCGGCTGCTTCCTTCGCTCCTGATCCCAGTTCCATGAATGCCTTACGAAGTCCATCCGCCTTGTCGATGATCTTCGCCATGTCAATGGAGATGCGCTCCAGTCCCGGGATGCTGATCTCCATTCCCTGAAACGATGACTTGGCCTTCGACGCGAAGGAGGCAACGTCTGCCTGCGCCTTCTTCAGTCCTGTCTCAAGACCTCGCGTCGATGCGCCGACACTGACGAACAGGTTTCCTACGGTGGCCATGCGTCAGCCTTTGGGTTTGGAGCCTTCCTCGGCCTCGCGTGCCGCTGACTGCGCCGCGAGTAGTTGGAACATCGCGAGTGCGGTTGCCTCACCGCCCGGATCATTGTCCGGGAGGAACGGCATGAAGTCCACCGTCTTGAACGGCTTGCTACCTTTCTTCCTGTTCCCGTTGGCGTACAAGGCGGCGAGCATGGCGAAGTTGTAGTCCGTCCGCCATGCGCCTATCGGCTCAACGCGGTCGAACGCCAGCCACTCTGTCAGTTCGGCTGACGAGATGCGCTCTAGCAGTTCGTGGACTGTGCAGCCAAGGGCGAGGGCGAGGCGAAAGTAGAACCTGCGCGTCCCGCCCGTGGTCAGTCCGACTGCAGTTCCTCGAGGTCACTGCTGCCCAGCCCGCTCAACTTCTGCGAGACGGTGAACAGCACGTCCAGCACTTGCGCTGGCAGCGCGCCGAGTTCGTGTTCGTCCATGTCAGCGAACAGCCGAACGCCTGCCTCGTCGCAGATCGACCGGACGAGCAACTTGGCGCGGATGTTGTCCGTGGACAGCACGCGCTGCTTGCCGCGCTGCACGAAGCAAGCGTTCTCAAAGGAGTCGCGCTCCTTGCCCGTCAGCCCGCGAACAAAGATTGGCGCCTCAAGACCATCGACCTTGATGGGTTCGATGATGAGGCGCGACTTGAGTGCCAGCAGAGTTGCCTTATCGGTGTGCATGGGCGCAGCCTACTAAAGGAGAGCCCCGCCTTCAAGGGGCGGGGCTCTTGTGGTTGATGTTGTGCAGCCCGATCAGGTGCGGTTCAGGTAGGCCACCGTTACATCGCCGCTGATGCGAAGCGTGTAGTTGACCTGTACCGCGCCGTCAACGGATGCCTCCATGGTGGTGTTCTGCACGTAGGCAGAGAAGGCAACCGTCACGCCGTCCTTGCCTGCATCCTCGTTGCCGAAGATGACCTTCATCGCAGTCGGAGTGCTCGCTCCGCTCGTCGGCAGCGTGGGCTGCAGGTTCGCACCTGTAGACATGAAGGCCACGACTTCCACCGTCCCGCCGTCCAGCGTGCCAAGGATGTACTGCTTCGCCGTGCTGGACAGTTGGGTAACGTCAATCTCAGCCGCACTGATGCCGCTGAAGGAGATGCTCTGAATCTCTCCGCGAACCGGGACCGTGGTGGCCGTCAGTTCGGCGTTGGTGGTCGGGTTGATGAACCGTGTGTTGTATGCACTGAATGCCATGATGGTGCCTCCGTTGTATTAGGTACCAGCAGTGACGGTGACGCTACCCGTGATGCGCAGCGTGTAGGTAGTCTGCACCGCGCCATCGACAGCAGCCTCGAGGGCCGTGTTCTGCACATAGCCGCTGAAACCAACGGTCGGGCCAGTTGCTCCAAACCGAAGTACGAAGGCAGTCGGCGATGTATCACCGCTGGTCGGCGTGATTGGTGCGGCTGCAGTCGTGAAGCAGGTCACTTCAACGGTGCCGCCGTCCATCGTGCCCATCACATACTTCTTCGCGGTGTCGCTCAACTGCGTGACATCAATCTCCGCAGCACTCACGCCGCTAAAGGAGATGCTGGTCACCTCGCCGACGATATCGCCGGACCCGACAGAGAAAGTTGTATTGAATGCACTAATAGCCATTAGTAGTGTTCCTTATCAGGGGGATGCTTGGTACATCACGGAGAATACAGTCGTATGCAAGAAGGCTCCAGTCGCCTCACCAGCCTGCGGCGCACTGTAGGCCGTGACTGATCGCGAGTGTAGGGAGTGCATGACTTTGGTGCTACTCGCCGTACCACTCCACCCATCCAATGCCAGCACAACCTGCTCCGCGACTGCCTGCGCCTGTGCAGCGGTCAAGGCAATGGCGGCGATCTCAAAGTCAGCCTTCCACGCAGTCGCCGTGGTCATCGTCTTGAGGGCTTCCTCGTTGTTGATGCTGTAGACGAGACAAGGCAGGATGCCGTCCTGCGCACGCGCTTCGGGGTAGATGCGCGGCGTTGCGACCCCAATCAAGGCGGTGAGGTTGGTGTACGCGGCGAGGCGACTACGGATGGCGGCTTGGACGTTCATGGGCGGGCCCTTGCGATCTCCTCACGCAACGTGGTCAGGAATCGCCGCTCTGCGGCAGCGCGGTTGTCCTCAAAGGCGGGACGCATGAATGGGCGCTCGGGAATACGGCGTGCCTTGATCTTGCGACCGAAGAAGTGAGTGAGTTTGAAGCCGTACTCAATCAGGTGGGCAAGCGATGCCCGCACCCACAGCGGCGGTGCCTTGCCGGGCTTCTCCTTTGGAGCCGCACCGCGCGGTCGCCCGTAGAACACAGCCAGCCGCCCCTTACTGTAGTAGCGAGATCCCTTCGACCTCTGCAACTTGATGCTGGTACGGCTGGCGATGGCCTCGCGCGTGCGCGTGCTGCCTCCAGCCTTGCTGCTCACGCCCATGACGTTCTGCTTCGCTGCGCGCTGGATGATCTCCAGCGAGGGCTTGACCGCCCGGACAAACATGGCCTCCTGCACCGACTTGGCAAATGCAGCCATGTTGGACTGCACCCGCTCGGTGCCTGTGACCTTGACCGACACAAAGTCGCTGGCCATGCGCTTCATTCAAGCGTCTCCGCAACCAACTCAACCCATGTCTGGTTGGATGTGAGTACGCGAACCGACAGCACGTCGAACGTGGTGCCGTTGTACGACAGTCGCAACTTACCGTTCCACAACTTGCTTCCCGCGTATGGGCTGCGCATGGTCACCACGATGCGCCGCTTCGCCTTCGTGCCGTCATAGACCTGTTCTTCAGGCAC